CTGGTTATTATTAATGATAGTGAAGTGATCTTTTACCCACTTGTATGCCTGCCTACGCTGTGCATATGTCATATCCCCAACCTTTCGGTCAGCAGCGAATTGCATTAGTTGCATCTTCACCGAGGCGGTCCTATTCTCCGAGGAGTATATCACCCACTTCCAATCATGGCGTATCGCTGAGTTGGCAATAAGGTACAAAGCCGTTGTGGTCTTACCCACGTTGCTGTGTCCATTCATGATGACAAACTCCTTTTTGTATAGGAAATACTCGTCCAGCTGTGGATCCCCCGTGTCTAATCCCACCTCTATCTTACCTTGAGAGAAGTCGTCTATCCATCTAAAGTCCTCATCGTCAGAGGATATGAATGACATATCCCCATCGTTAACGAGCATATCACGCTTTGCTGACTTCTCATCGTCTATAAGCTCCCTAATAGGTGCATCCTTACCTACTTGAATCATATCAACTATAGTAGCCTTGGCTTGTTCGTCAGAATCTATATCTCTCTTGGAAATCTCACGGAACAATATGCGGACCGCCTCATCTTCCTCCATGCGTCCCGCAGCTATATATCCACCGCACAAACGCGAAGCCTTTACAAGGGCTCTGTGCTTGTCTCCCTCCTCGGCTGACCGTATGATCCTTGCCGCTAGGTTAAGCTTCATATAGTCTGTATAGTCGTAAGCCTCGTTCGTAGGTGTCTGAGCCTCGGCATGCTCACTAGAGAATGCCCCGAACTTCTTCCATTCGTCCTTTATTATTATGTCTTCGTCATAGGATTCAAAACACGCTCGTGACTCGTTAATACCTGACTCATCTACCTCCAGAGTATACTGTTTGTTAAAATATGTGGTTAGCGCCCTGAAGTGATCCCTATGCCTCTCGGTATTAGTTACCTGAACAAGCGCTTTAATCCCATCACCAGACGGTGATACCCAGCAAGAATGTACATAATCGTCCGTAGCCAGAGCCGTCTTCGTTGCCTTAACATCAACGTGATCGAAATCCAGAACAATGAATCCCGAATGCTCGAACAGCGAGTCGTCAGCCCTCGAAGAAAACTCTCCGCTAAAGCATACAACGGGAAGCTTTTTCTTTTTTTCTTTGTTTCCTGCACGTACTTCATCTATTAAGTCCTTACTCTTTCCCTCCTGAATACGAGACAGGGCCGTCACCAGCTGTATGTGATGTGGTGCTTCCTTCTCGTATACGTTTTTGAATATCGTTACTTTCATTTTCTTTTGCAATGATTAGCAAGATGATATATCCTGCGATGTCTATTAATGTGTCTTCTGTGTCTTCAACTAAACCAGCGTTAGCTATTCTTTTCAGCTTGTCATCAAGCCTGATCTTTATACCAGACGAAGCGCTAGCAGAAGAAAAAACGCCTAAAGGGTCCAAAGCGGAGTCCCCGTAGGCGTCGTTCTTTCTAACTAACAGATCTTCAAGCTGACGACATTTTAATTTTATGTTGTCTTTTGTGTTCATCTAATGTTAATTTTGAATGTGTTAATTCTACCACCTCTAATATCTCGCGCACTATAAGCTCCTTATCTTTAGCTTTCTTGGTGAAGATAGCTCTTTGCATTTGTTCTATAGCTCGTTTAGAATAGCGCATAATATCAGCGGGGGTGTCAAACACTGTAACTATCCACATATCGCGCTCGTGCACACGTTTAGATTTTTTAAACGCGACACGAACACGCATGTATTTAACTAAAGGTTTATTAGAATGGCATGTCATCAGACACCGCCTCTACCTTAGCGGCTTTCTCAGCGCGCTTAGCTTTAGCAGCTTCGCTATTCGGATCGAAAACCGAGCAGCAAGGCTTGCCATTTTTAGACATGAACAATTTTACGTAAACGTTCCCACCCTGCCCTTCGGCATTGCGCGTCGTCGCATATTTGTCCATCATTTCCTTTAGTTCGCTGTCTTTAAACTTGACAGACCAACTAGATAATTGTCCCTCGTACATACGGGGCTCTTCTGTGTACCCAACGAGTACTGAATCATAACTTTGATCGCTCATGATGTTATAAAATTTATAAATAAAAAATGTAATGCGTAGATTATTAGTAGGTTCCACGCAACCTTCAATATTTTATACAGTAAATTCCGCATAGCTTGTTTGTGTAGGACTACCCTCCTTCAACCATCTTTCTATATTTTCAACAGCTTGATGGAACTTCATCTCTCCTCTGAAAAGTGTTTCGTCTGAACACTTAACTAAAGCAGGGTAGTAGGGGAAGGTCTTCTCTTGAACTACCCAATAGTAGTCTTTGATGTCAAACACCTTAGTATATATGTATGCTTGTATGTCATAGCTCCAGCTGTTTACATCGTAGCGAAATTTCTCTACACTACGTGCGCTCTTGCTGTCCGTTATAAAGCCATCGCCTAAGCAATCAAGGAAACCTTTGACAGGTACACCATCAATCTCTTCATTAAACTCAACCTGATATTTACCCTTAAGGTAACTATTGGTAAGTCCGCAAGCGTCTAATCGCTCGATCATATCGTTGGCTTTTTTCCAATCCTCACCAGACACTAGCGTTCTGCCTTTGGCTTTAGCATCAGATTCCATTAAAGACTTAGCCTCTTTGTATTCTTTCGTTAAGTGAGGACTCTTAGAGTCTTGCGTTTTCTGAGAACAATTACAAAGTATTTGATCAGAGTCAACAACTGTGTATTTCTCCATAGCCTCCTTGCGCTCAAACAATAGCATATCGTACAGAGTACCAAACACTAGAGCATCGGAGGTGTACTTAATCTCATTCTTCATCTTCATCTCCCAAAGACGCATGTCTCCGAGAGCGTATTTGATAGAAGAGTAGGACAGATGCCCCTTACCTACCTTTTCGGTTAGTTGCTCCCTTAAACTCATCGTACAAACTTCTTGATACCTTCGATTTGCTTCTCGGTAAGTTGGTCACCCTTCTTTTCCATGAAGAATGCAAAGGCTTTTGCTTTGTCTGTTTGTGATTTAATGTAGTCGATAGCCTTACTCATAAGGTCTGGGTCTTTAGCAGCTGCCTTAGTGCTTCGGGTAGACTTAGCAGCTCCTTTACTGGGAGTGGCCTTAGCGGGTTTTGATGATAGTGACGTGTCACCCTGCTTAGCAATAGCTTCGTTAACCTCGTTAGCGGAGGCAATAGATGTGTCTATCCCTATACCCATCATAGCTAAGGCTCTACCTATAGCTGATGTCTCGCAGTTCTCAACATAGCTTGTCTTGTTAATGTTGCTACTACCTTGCGTTTCATGTGCATGTCCACTCGCTATGATACGCTGTTCGGGGTTAGCTACAATAGCTTTACAGACACACATGTCTGAATCTAATGCCGTGAACTCTGTCGATAGAGTCCAGTTCTTGTACTCCTCTTCCTGACGGAAGAACTTGATACGCTCGTTTACCTCAACGTACTGTTTGCCACGTATGTTCGTGGTCTTGAATTTGTAATTACTCATAATGTATTAAATTTAATTATTGCAAATATACTGTTTATTAATGATTTATCCTAATTTATTCTACTAAATAGTAGTGTCCTTTCACCTCTTCATGTAACTCTATGTACTTGATGAGTGCGTTGAATAGATCTACCGATCCTTCTTTCATACCTGATAAGGCACGTTTATAATCTATGCGCTCGGTCTGATTAGAGCCTAGTAGTTCGTCTATTATGTCCTCACCCGCAGCCTTCCCTATGATTTCATTCATAAGGTCGCTGAGCGTATCGTCTGCCACGTTGCGGAACAGATGTATTATCTCAAAACTAGACCACTCCACCCAATCGTCAACACCAAATGATGCTAGATCTATCATGCACATATGTAGTGCAACGTCCACCACCTTGTCATCTTCACCATCAAGGTAGTCTATTATTATTTGAACCGCTTCTTCACTCGTCATCTGTCCATCCATAAAGGTTACACTCTTTGCGGAATATATCCATAGAGTTTATAAAATTAAAATGATCCACTGAATTAGTCTTGTCATGTCTATGCTTATCGTAAGCGTTGATAAACAAATTGATTAAATGCATAGCATCTAAACATCTGCTCTGGGTGTATGATCTAACCTCAGGATCGTCACTCATAGGGTTGAACTTTACTTTACTCTCATTATGCATTTGTTTTGAGGTTTATGTAGGTTAATATTATTATACTGAATAGCCATATCATGGCGGTTATTATTTTTGCCCTTCGGCTGCTTGGGTTAGTTATCATGCTTCATGCTTTGGTGTTCTAAATAGCACCCAAGAACTGTAGCAACTATAACTATAATTACTATTGACACGGCTTAGTATTTCCACTCAACAGCACCCCATAATATGCTAATGCCTTTTTGTGTTTGGGGCTGTCTTGTTTTAGTTTCGATTGTTGTTGACTTTATGTTTTTTGTACGAGCTTTAGGGGTGGGTGTATTTTTCTTATTTTGACTCTTTCTACCATGTATAGCTCTGGCTACTGTAGAAGCAGAGCAATGCAGTGTCTTTGCTATTTTGCCGTGTGTTAAACCTGTCCTTGACAACTCTTTTATAAGAGAGTCTCTTTCTTCTTTTGTTTTAATTAAATTTTTCATGTTGTTCTTTTTATTTATTATTTCTTGTACTGTTTGTATGTTTAGTTTATATGTTTCTGCTATATCTTCAATCGTTATGTTCCTATTGTGCAACCTTCTTATAGCTGTATCTATATCTGGGGCGGAGATGTTTGGTGTCATTTCATTGTGTTAATTGTTTTGTTTTAATTGTTTCGTTTTTATTTGCTACGCTGTGTTTCTCACCTATGTAGTAGTTCCAATAGGCTTTAACACTACACACATCTTTGTATCTGTCGGGCATACACTGCGGAGGGTTTGTAAAAAACCCATCAGGCATACCATGAGGAGGTAGAAGCAGTGCTTCTTTGCATTTAGTTATTGTTAAATGCACCTTGTCATATCGTCTTGTGTATTCTTCACCTAAAGCAATCATATGGTTATACAGCCAATAGTATTGAGGCTTATTAGCCCTAGCCCACACAGTAGACGGATGATTGTAGTGAGCCTTCTTGTATGGCACATTATCTCCGTTGTCATAGTGGTGGTGCGCTGTGCATAACATCTGTGCTGACTCAAGGATCATCTTGACTACATGCTTATCGTATTGATACTCAGCAGCTTTCTGTGGGTCTTTGTGTAAGTAAAATATATTCATGTTAAATTAATTAGTGTGAGTGGGGGGAATCGAACCCCCCTGCTAAACCATATAAAACAGTCGGTCATATAGTACACAACTATGTAAAGGACATCACCCCTCTACAGGAAGACCGAATCCAGACACTCACTAAGGGTTAGAACGGTAGCCCTTCTAGTATGTCCATAGCTTTACTAATGGCATAACTACGTTGTTGTATTGATGTGCCACATGTCTGTGGTGTAGGTAGGGACAAGGAGGCGTTGTCATAGGTGTACGTTGTTGCCCCTCGTTGGATAGCATCAGCTATCTGATTCGAGTGTTGTATCTTCTGCTGTAGTGTCATCGTCTGTTTCTTTTAGTTTGTTTATCTGCATTTGTAAATTCTCTGCCATTATACGCCATGACATAGCCGCTTTGAGTAAGCTCGTTTTGGTGTTGGCTTTGAGGGCTGACTTAATCTGATCTTTAGACCAGTGCTCTAGTGGGTTAAAATCTTTTTCTTCACTCATGCTGTTGTTTTTCTGCCCCATAACATATCACGTGGCATCTCATCGAATACCACCATGCTATCTTTCTCGCTAGGTGCGTTTTGTACTAAGGTCATTGCCTCTTCTCTTGTTAGGTCTGTGAATAGAATCTCCTTGTCGAAGTTATCTCTATGCACTCGGTATACTGCGTAATCTTTCATTGTATTTTGTTTTGTATTTCTTTCCATGTTGTTGGGTAATCGTCTATCAGTATGCGCTTGAGTTGTTGTAACTCACTCCACATATCCTTGATTACCTTAGCTTGGTTCTTAATTGTTTTAGCTCTGTCTATTCTTTCTCTGTTTTTAGCTCGTTCTTGTACTCCCATTTGGTTATGCTATTAGGTGAGTTGATTCACTTATCTATTCGGCTCATGTTCATTTTTTTACCCTCGTTGGACAGATGTGGGTAATGTGTCCATCTTATTACTCTCGTTATATTTCGTCACCGTTCATTAGTTTACATATGTTACGTCTTAGTCTACCTACTTTGAGCTCATACATATTTACTCTTGCTGAATAAGCAAGTATGGTTTCTTGTAGATGTTTGTTCTTTTCTGTTAGTTTTTCTATATCAGTCATGTTTTCTTATTTCATTTAATTGTCTGCCTATATCGAGTATGTTCTCACCCTCTGCCATACCTAAGTCATAGTGTTGCCTCCATGCATCGCATGAAAGGAAGTTGTTGAACCAATCGAGATACATAGATTCTATTTGTGTGTTAGTGTAGTTCATCTTTGTATTTTAGTATTGTTCCGCATATAACCTCCCCTATCATTTCCATTATGTATTCGTTATCCTCAAACGTAGCCATGAGTATGCTCTCGGCTTCCTCTTCGGTTAAGTCTATGTCTAAATCTGTTGCTCGTCTGAGGACATCCTCAGCACTCCATTTGAGTTCGTTTCCGTTGTAGTATTTCATATTCGTGGTAAAAAGTGTTCGTCTTTATTAAGCAGTCCCCTTATGTCGTGTACTATATCATTAGTAAACAGCAGGTTAGTACGCTCTACCTCTATCAATCGTTCAGACCAATCCTCATGATCTATGCACGTTTGTATAACAAGCCATAAGTTCTCTCTAAACCATTCGGGTAGGTTTTCTCTCACCACGCTTATAGCTTGTGTTGTTACGTCTGTGTTAGGTATTCCTTCTAATGTTTCTTGATTCATATTAACAGTATAATGATGTTGGTATATTCTCTTGTAATTCTCGGATCTTTTCGATGTGCTTAAACCATGTGTTTGTAGTCTCCGCTTTCTCTACCATATCCTCCCAATCTATTTCGTTTCTGCATTCAGACATACAAGCATCTAATCCTTGTAGTTGGTATAGCATCTCGTCGTTGTAGTCATACCCTCCGTATTCGTGGAAAATATCCCAGCATTCTCCGCTGAGTTTGTTTGTTTTTTCTTTGTGTATATTCATGATGTTTGGTTTTTAAAATGTAACTGAATGTGTAAGCTCGGTGTCGTTCATGACCTCCGCTTCCTTAAGGAAAGCTAATGCCATGTTGACTGTTCCACCTTTGCTACACACATGGGTAATAAACTTGTTTGCCTCTATTAGACGCTCACTCTCGTTCAATCCCTCGAACTTCTTGCGACAAGATATTAATGCTGATTCTTTTGACATGATGTATGTATTAAATGGTTTGTGATTCTGATGTTGGAATCGACAGCAAAGATATAACAAACTTTACCAAATTCCAAATTTATTTTGTAAGTCGTTGATTAGTATAGTTTTACCAAGTCCATATTCAACTCCCTTGCAACGTAATTCACATGCTTCTGTGTTGTGGTGCTATGCCATTGCTCTTGCATCAGCTTACCGCCTTCGAGTCCAGTAGCCACAAGCGTTTCGTAGCTGAATACGTTGATGTGATAGTCGCTGCCTAATTGCTCACGTGTTACCGTAAGATTTGCTTTGTACTTGTCGAGTTGGATTATTTCGTTGTTCATCCACGCCTCATCGCGCCTCTCTTCGTACATTTCGTCTGCTCTGTCTAAATAGTTCATTGTTAATTTGTTGAAATTATTGATATTGCTATTGCTAAGGTGCATATTATCCCCCATGCTAGTAGTTCCATGTTGTTATAATTTAGATAGTTGCTCGTTTATTATTCTTAATTCTTGGATTGCATAGAAACTTAAGTGAGCATCATTTGCATCCACCCACCTGAATAAGCTTTCCTTATCCTTCGTTAATTCTTCTTTAGTTTTATTCATATTATATTGTATTTCAGTTAGTTATGTGGTATTATATCAAGTTCTGCTTTAAGGCAGAAGGCATCCGCTACCAAGCGCACCGCCTCCCAATGTTCGTTGTACGTGAACAACTCGTATGCTAGTTCCAATTCTTGGAAACTTAGGTCTATGTATGGGTTATTTTTCATCTTTGATGTATATGTTTTTTTGTGCTAGGATGTCGAAGTATGCTTTCTCGCCACGTTCAACGCACATGTCAACAGCATCTTGCTCATTCTCAACGTATTCAACAATGTCGAAGTAAACTCTACCTTCGTCAACCCATGTACCTATGCCTAGCGTTCTGTATGATGTATGTGCATCTAGATTGTCTAAGTATATGTCGTGTGCTTTGATGACAATTATATCTAGCTTGTTTAGGTATATGTCGAACAGCTCAGCAAATCTAGTTGATGCCTCTGCAAGGCAGTCAGCCTCAGTACACACACCACCTACAACGTAGCCTTTCAACCTAGTTTTTTCGTCTTTCCATAGCGTATATCCGCCATCCATTAGCGTAGTTCCGTACGCTAGTCGTGTTAGTTCGTGTTTATTCATAGCTTCTAACTTTGTTTAGTATATCCGTTAATTCATCAGCGGTTTGGAACCTTTCCACCTGCATATCATACACGTCATCTGAGTTAGGCGGTGATATACCTACCTCAGGTGTGACGATGTATTCGTTCTTGTCTATTATGGATACTGTGTATCCGTTGCTAAATGTTAGTTTCATGGTTACCCTATTAAATCTTCGATTGTCATTTGCTCGTCACATGTGAGTGCATCCCACTCGCTTGTAGTCGTAGCTTGGCTAAATGTTAAGCCGTCAAAAAGTTGCTTTGCCGCTTGGATGCGGAGGTCGTGTGCTAACGCACTTGTGTTGATGTTTTCCATGATGTTGGATTTTATGGTTTTTGATGTTACTAAGATGGTTTGTATAATATATCTTCATAAATGAAGAGATATATTATACTAAACCTTCTAAGAGGATTAGAACATAGTGGGGAATCGAACCCCAATCGCACCCTGTGTGCCTATGTTGGTGAGGTTTTACAGAGTAGCCTCGAACTCAGCCATCGCAAGTGCCTCTGCATCTTGCATGCGCTTGGTGCGAAGTTTTGCCATTGCCATCTCAACTGTCTCTCCTTCGGAGAGCGTGTATGCCTCCCGACGTGGGGCTTTGTAGTTTTCGACAACCTCAGGCTTCAGGTATGATGTGCATACGTTGTCCTTAGCTTGCTGACGTTCTAACCTTTGGTTACGGCTCTTCGGCCTACCTGCAGATGCCTTACGGGCTAAGGGGTTGGATTTGCTCGGCTTGGCCTTAGCTTTGGTAGCTTTCGGGGCAACCTCTTCGAGGTTAGAGACCGCATCCATTAACTCCGTAAGGAGTTTGAGTGCTTGTGCCTTGCGCTCTGCGGTTGGCATGTACTTTGCTTGGTTCACTGCCTTACGGCAGTCTTTGAGGTTGATGTCGTGTGACATGATGTATGGTTTAATTCTCAGCGACGTTGCCGAGATGATGCCGACAAAGGTAAGGATAACTTTTGCAAGTTTCGACATAACATTTGAAATTAATTTGTAACTGACTGAACACAAGCAAGATACAAACGTTATTAATAATCATTCTAAATAAGGATGGAAAGCCCTAACACATGCGCGTAGGTGTGTGAACGGGTGCGTGTCGCGTCCGTGCGATACATGTGCGCATGACAGGCGCATGAGGTGAGTGAGATTTGTATTGGTAATTCAATTGTCAATAGTAAACTGATTACGTAGTAAACACTGAGGAAATAATATCAATAGTAAACGTGGAATTGTCAACAACAAAACCCCTTATGCGGGTGAGCGCAGAAGGACGCTATGACGTAGGAGGGATTGTCCTATGCTGATAGTCAACGACTTAGACTACAAGTCTTCACGTAATGCATGCACCATTCACCCGTAACGCACTGGCTACGAGTCTGTAAATGTATGCGGAATTCTAAACTTTGTTTAGGGGAGGGGGGTAAAAGATTGCGTTTCCGTTTACGTATCGTAACGCGTGTATATGTATATAATCCCCATTCCAAACATTACTCATAAATTTTTTTAGCCGAATTTTTACGTCCTCACGGGTCTTTCTTACCTTGTGTTTTACCATTTACATTCTCTAAAGCATTGAGAGGCGGTTAATTAGCACTGTTTGCTTAAAGTGTAGGTTTAATCTTGACTTTTCAATTTTTTTGTTATAACTTTGCTATATATCTTTAAAGAACAAAGCTTCTCTATATATTTTTTGTGTGTACACTAAGAAGCATTATAGAATATTAAGATGTTATATACGGGATAGCTGTGCGGTGTTATGAATCGGTCCCTCTACTCTGATTTACTGAGTAAAAAAAGTAGTATATTTGCTACTGCATGGAGTTACTAAAAAACATAAAGAAAAGCTTAAACTTCCAGGACAGGTATTCTGAGATGGAGGGTGCTGGGGATGGGTTTGATCGAGGTGAGCTTAAACGTCTTAAGAAAATAAAGAAAGGTGGGGGTAGGGTAGATCAAGACAGGTTAGATTACTTAGAGACTATCAGGAATGAAAGAGCTAGAGCTATAGGGACGGGGGCGTCTGCAGTAGGGGGGACCGCTTTAGGTATTGCAACGGGTAACCCAATGCTAATAAAAGGATCTTTAGGTATGGGGGCTCAGTACTTGAGTGGTGAGGTAGGAGAGTTAGATGGGGCGAATGATGGTGTTGGTCAGCAGCTGGGCATGGAAGATGCTTTACGTGCTGCTAGCCCGTTTCTATCTAGCATAGGAGGAGGTAATAGAGATATGGGGTTAGATCCAGCTCTAGCGGAAGGGGTTGACTTCAACAGCGCTTTTATGAAACAAGGTGGTAAGCTTAGGTACAACCCACGCAAATATGACTATATAAAAGGTAATACCTTTGGACTCTAAAATAATACTATGGCAATTTTAACTGTATCAATAAAAGAAGAACTCACTCTCAACGGCACCGATCACGGTGGCGAGTATGTTATGTCTGAGTCAGTAACTCAGGTATACAAGAGAATTATTACGTGTACAACTACAGAACAATCGGTTCTCCTATTTGCAGCAGCAGACGCAGCGGGAACTTTAAAGGACGCTACAGCGGACTATATACGTATAACCAACCTAGATTCTACTAACTTTGTACAGCTACGTATAGTAGGTGCGGCAACACAATACTATGTGAAACTAGAAGCTGGAGACAGCTGGATAGGTGGAAACTCACTTATGTATGCTGATGCTACTGGTACAGCCGCTACGGAATCTTTTATTAATATTGACACAATACATGCAGATGCGGATACCGCCTCTTGTGATGTAGAAATTTTTGCAGCACTATGAAGCTAAAGTATAGACATGGAGGAAAATTATCACCTACTGATAGTCTATTAAAGGTGTTAAAGGGATATAGCAATAGAGAAAAAGGAAGTAACATGAAACCTGAAGATCAAGCATCTTTAGACTACATAAACAAGATAATGCAAAAAATGAAAGGTGATGTTAGTTCGGAAGAGTACGGTAAGAATGTTATGGCTATAAATGAAGCTAAGTTGGAATCAAAAAACGACCCAGAAGGATTAGAAAAAATTGCTGCTAGCCTTTATAGAACTTTAAAAAAGATTTGAACAAATTCTACTTTAACCCAATAAAGAAAAGAAAAGACCACGCCAAAGAAGCCGAGAAAATAAAACTTAATAAAATAAAAAATGAAACTAGAAGTAATAAGGTTCAACAAAGGGAAAGACTCAACTAACGGAATACTATTTGATATAAGCAATCGTGAAAGAAAATTTTTATGTTATACTCTCGAAGATGAGAGCCGCGCCAAAAAGGTGCCAGGAGAAACTTGTATCCCTGAAGGGGAATATAGCCTCGGATTTAGAAGAGAGGGTGGCTTCGATGCCAAATACGCCCATAGGTTTTCTGATGTGCATATGGGGATGCTTGAAGTGTGTGATGTCCCAAATTTTAAATATATTCTTATTCATTGTGGTAATACTGATGAGGACACTGCGGGATGTTTACTACTGGGCGATACGCAAGAGAACAACAATATCAAAGAAAACGGATTTATAGGGAGAAGCACCCACGCGTACTACAGAGTCTACCAAGAAATCGCGGAAGCGCTCCAAAAAGAAGAAGTAACGATTACGTATAGAGATTTTGCGAAGTGCTTAATACTCTCCCCAACAGAGGTAAGTGAGTTTTTTGACCATTGCTAAGGTCAACCTTCTAAATCCCTATAGACCCTCTGTACCAGTAGTCTAGCTTTCTGGGTTAAAGCGTACCTTACCCTGTAGTTGTATTTTGTTTCATCTCTAAAGAGGTGATCTTCATATGTGTCAGAAGGGGTTAACCTATCAAAGTGTTTGTATACGTAACCCACGTTAACTAACGGGAACACAACTCTTTCACTTAGCTTCTTCTTACTCATACCATACTCCGAAGAGGCATAATCTAATGTCCAGAATTCCATATCATAAGCCCAAAGCATAAACATTATCTCTTTGGAAAACAAGTCGTAGCTGTCTTGTGTGGATAAAAGGACCTTTCTAAGGTTCTTTAGATGATTTCTTTTTACGTACCTTTGATTTAATCTAGACGAATCTCGAAATAACTTTTTTTTAGGGACTTTACTTTTAGGCATTGAAATGAATTTATTACGTAAAGATATGGAAGAACAGGCCTTTTTCTTAGAAATACAACGTTTATCCATACAAATGGATGAAATTATACACAAGTATGGTATGCAGAGTAGGGTAGCCTCGATAATGGTTATGGGGTTAATAGACGAAGATATCATGGGGGATTCTAGACTTCAAGCCGTATATAGCTATAGCCTAGACTCGAAAGAAGAATTAAACAGTATATTAGAATTTATAAATAGCACCTGGGATGAGAGTGATGAAACAGATTGGGAGACACCGCTTGATCTAAATGACTTACTAGACGGAACGGGAATAGAATTAGAATAAAATGGAAGGACTTATTAGAAAAATTGTGGTCGGAAGAGACCCTAAAGACGGTATGGCTTATTATGTTGGTATGAGAGCTGGCGCAGGAAAGGTAAGTACAATAATACAAGATGATCGTCACCTATCTAAATATGGGAAGAATAGATATCTTGTGTATATGCAAGACGAAGAAGGGGCTCAAACGCTATGGAAAGCTATAGACGGGATGCCTTGTATGTTGGAGTTTGACTGCAACTTTTAACTGATGAGAACTTTTAATTTGTTTGTCGTTAAGCTTAAAGATAGGCTTAAGGATACTATTACCTCTGAATCTGGCTTCGAGTTATATGTAGACGCAAGGTTCGATGATTTTAAAAACAGAGTAACAGAGGGTCCCGTAGTGTGCGTACCTTTTAAATATGACACAGGGGTAGAGGTAGGAGATACATTATACTTCCATCACCTGGTCGTTCTGGGTGGGGACAATAACGGGCAGATATTTACCGAGGAAGACAATACCTATATAGTAAACTACGATCCCAACCACGCAATTTCCAATCAAGCCATAGCATATAAGAGCCAGAAGGACGGGAAGATACGGTGCCTAACGGGATGGTGTTTATTGAAATCAGTGGAGCAGGAGGAACTGACTCTTCAGTCCGATCTTATAGAGATAGTAGATTTGACGGAGAAACTCCCAACCAAAGCAGAGGTGGTATACACATGTAAAGAAGCCGACGAGATAGGCGTTCTACCTGGAGACGTGGTAGGGTTTAAACAAAACAGAGATTACCGTATAACTATAGACGGGGAGGAATATTTTCGAACCCGCGCAGAAGACCTTATGTATGTCGAAGTCTAAATTTACCACAACGGGAGCAGCTACTAGACTTATGAAAAGTATGGAGGAAGCTATAAACAATATGATTGAAGAAATTCGTAAACCCGTAGACCCAGAGATAAATGGGAGCGCTAGAAAAGCCGAATTACAATCAATAAAGCAAACAGCAACGGACTGTAAGGAACTGCTTATTGAAAGACAGAGGCTTGAACAAATGATCAAAGACCTAAAAAGCAGCGGAGAGATAGAACAGGACGCAGATTACTCAGGTGGTTTTGCAGAAAGATTCTCAAAATGAAGTGTTGTTATACATGCCAAAGACTTAAAGAAGAAGATGATTTCTACTCTTACGAAACAGGGCTTTATAAATCATGTAAGTCTTGTATTTCAAAAACCATAGCTTCTCAAAAACAAAAAATATACAGTTGGGTAGATAACTATAAAGCGTCTCTGGGTTGTGGGCATTGTGGAAATAAAGATATGCGGTGCTTACAATTACACCATAAGGATTCTGAAACAAAAAAACGTAGTGTAGCTCAACTTATAGGTAGCGGATATATATTTAAAACCGTTAAAGCCGAGGTAGAAAAGTGTGAGGTATTGTGTGCCAATTGCCATTCTATCCATCACTACGAAGAAAGAAGATCTTCCACTTGGGGTAGGAGGGGTGAGGTTGAGGAAGAATTAGAAGACGAAATTAAACCTGTTGTTAAACAGTTAGAACTTTTCCTTAACTTTGTGGAAGGATGAATCTAAAAAAAAGAGACTACAGGAAGGAATACGATAAGTTTCAATCTTCTCCAGAACAGAAGAAGAATAGGGCTGCCAGGAATGGTCGCCGCATGAAACTTGTGAAGCAGGGGAAAGTGAAAAAAGGAGACGGAAAAGACATACACCACTATAGCGTTGGTGGCGTTATAAAAACAAAAGTAATGCCAGCCTCAAAAAACCGAGGTATAGCAGAAAAATCTAGATTGCCAGGATCTAAACGTAAATAAAATTTAATAAAATGTCAAAGTATATATGCAACTGCTTAGATCACGAAGAAGAGATAAGCGAGGTAACAATATCGGTAAAAGACGGGGAGGTAGTAAGCTCTGCTCAATGTCCTTGTGGACAAGCTATGGATCCTGCTAACCCTAAAACAGGATTCCCTTCCCTTGGGAGGATGAATAGGAACGGCAGCAGCTATTAATGTCTTCTTTACTTGACGTAAAGGAATATGAAGAACCCGCTGTTAAGATTTGCCCCAACGGTACGGAAGGTGAGCTTATCGACCTCGGTGGGCTACTCATTTGCCTTCCTAAAAGGCCGCCGAAGAAAGACATTTTCGGATATAAAGAACCAAACGATCTGCAGCTGTGGAAAAGGGTATCTATGCCCAAGGAACTGTCTCGTATTCGTTCTATGGATGAGTGGTCGGAAATGCCGCGGGAATTCAGAGAAAAGTTTCGCCCATATGTCGAAGAGGAGTTTAAACGTAGGCGTGAAGGTTTTTGGTTTTATAACAACGGTACACCTACATATATTACGGGGAGGCATTATATGATGCTTCAATGGACGAAGTTAGATGTTGGTTACCCTTACTTTTTAAATTTTCAACGTGAGATATTTTTACATATGGCTGCTTGCGAGGCTGATCCTCGTTGTATTGGTCAGCTTTATACTAAGTGCCGTCGTTCTGGGTATACCAATATATGCTCTGCTGTACTTGTCGATGAAGGTACACAGGTTAAAGATAAACTTATGGGGATACAGTCTAAGACAGGAAAAGACGCCCAAGAAAACATCTTTATGAAGAAGGTGGTTTTTATGTTTAGAAACTACCCTTTCTTCTTTAAACCCATACAGGACGGTACCACCAACCCACGTATGGAGCTGGCTTTTAGAGAGCCATCAAAAAGAATTACAAAAAAGAACAAAACCTCTCAAATGGGGGAAGCTCTTAACACCGTTATAAATTGGAAGAACACTACTAATAACGCATACGATGGGGAGAAACTCCATTTATTGTATTTAGACGAAGCAGGAAAATGGGAAAGACCTACAGACATAAGGGACGCTTGGAGGATTCAGAGGACGTGTTTGATCGTCGGAAGAAAAATCGTGGGGAAAGCGCTGGTGGGAAGCACCGTAAATCCAATGGACAAAGGCGGAAGCCAATACAAAGACCTATGGATGGATTCGAGTCCTTTGGAGAGGAACGCAAACGGTAGGACGAGAACAGGTCTTTATAGGCTTTTTATCCCAGCGTACAATTCTCTAGAGGGTTTTTTTGATATTTATGGTCAGCCCGTTATTCAAGATCCACCAGAATCCGTTCCAGGAATAGATGGGGACCCCATAACCATAGGGTCAAAAACATACTTGAAAAACGAAAGAGAGTCTCTGAAAGACGACGCATCGGAATTAAATGAGGTTGTGAGGCAGTTCCCTTTTACCGAGGATGAAGCCTTTAGAGATAGTATTGAGGGTAGTTTGTTTAACATCGGGAAGATATACGCTCAGATACAATACAACGATGAGCTTTTTCCGAACCCTGTAGTTCGAGGTAATTTTATCTGGAGGGATGGGGTGGCAGATACAGAGGTTGTTTTTTCCCCTAACGCGGAAGGTAGATTTAGAGTGGCTTGGATCCCGCCCGAAGAAGTAAGAAACCAGAAAAGATCTAACCGAGGGAAAAGAGTAGCCCCAAACGATCATATAGGATGCGGGGGCGTTGACTCTTATGACCTAGATGCAACGGTAGATGGGCGGGGGTCAAAAGGAGCTTTACATCTTTATAATAAGTTTAACATGGAGTATCCTTCTAACACGTTTGTTTTGGAATATGCCTCTAGGCCTCCTCTGGCTAAGATATTTTACGAAGACGTCCTTATGGCCGCTGTTTTTTATGGTTACCCTATATTAATTGAGAACAATAAGTATGGTATAGCAAGACACTTTGAGACAAGGGGTTATGATGGCTACCTAATGGATAGACCAGAACATTTAAGGGTTCCCAACGCTAAAATGAAGGTTAAGACAAAAGGGGTCCCTTCTAACTCTCAAGATGTTATACAGTCTCACGCCCACGCAATAGAGGCTTACATCCATGACCACATTGGTGTTAATGAAGATTCTGGTGAACACGGGCGTATGTATTTTAACAAGACTTTAGAAGATTGGATAGGGTTTAAAATAGATGACAGAACAAAATTTGACCTTACTATAAGTTCTGGTTTAGCTCTTTTAGCGGCTCAAAAATCTAAGCCTAAAGCCAGAGCTAGTTTTTCAGAAAAGAAGTTTTTTAGGAAATATAATGTCTTAGGATGATTCACTATATTTGCATAAAGTAATTATACTTATTTTATAATGATCAGCAATTCAAGCAATCGTACTGGTAAGTTTCCAGACCCTCTAGCGCCCAAGGATTTAAAAGATAATAAAGCCTATGGCCTAAAATATGCAAAAGCTATAGAGAGTCAGTGGAACTCAACAAACGAAGAAAATGCTCTTCAAAAGAAAAGAAGCAAAACCTTTGAAAGGAACCGTGACTACGCTCAAGGCGTTCAAAACACAACGATATACAAAAGGCTCTTAAACTCTTTAGACCCTAATTCTGGGGACGGCAGCTTGCTAAACCTAGACTACACCCCTGTACCTATTCTTCCAAAATTTGTAAGGATAGTAGTAAACAAGATTCTATCAAGAGACCCCTACCCTAACTTAGAGGCCGTAGACCCTTTGTCTTCTTCAGAGAAGAATAAGGAGAAGAACCGCTTACGAATGCAGGTCCAAATGAAAGCTGAGCTTACTAAGCTTAAGCAGGATACTGGTGGGTTGGTCTTAGATAAAGACCCTGAAGCTTTACCCGACAGTTTAGATGAGGCTGAAATTTTCTTAGACACAAATATAAAAACAGACGCGGAGATAGCTGCTCAGATAGCTACAAACATTACGCTTTCGTGGAATAACTTTAATGACAATGTGTTTAGGCGTTGCGTTAATGATCTGGCCGCTTTAGGGATGGCTGTTGTCCACAGAACTAACGATCCTAACTACGGTATAAGAACAGAATACGTAGATCCAGCTAAGTTTATACATAGTTATACTGAGGACCCTAGCTTTGACGATCTTGTATATGGGGGTAGTATAAAAACAATACCTATACAGGAGTTAAAAAGATTAGCGGGGGACGAGCTTACAGAAGAGGACTTTGAAAAAGTAGCAAGGAAATCTAGCGGTAATAGTATGTCCCCATACTCTTCTCACTATGACGCTTCTTCTAAGAAATCGGTCTATGGGTATGACGAGCATACGGTAGAGGTTTTAGACTTTGAATTCCTTTCAGTTGACTGTATGTACTTCGAGGAGAAGGATAATAGACACGGAAATACAAATTTTTTCTATCAGGGTCACTCGTATAAAGAACGTCCAGGCAGCGTGTTTGATCGCACCCCACATAAAATGGAGGTTACAACGGTGTACTCAGGTAAGTACATATTAGGTACGGATTACATTATAAATTACGGTCAGAAGACAAATGTACCAAAAAACATACACGACATAAGTAAAGCCACTTTGTCATACTCTGTTGTAGCTACGAACATAAGCCGAATGATGCCTAAGTCTATGGTTGACAGCTGTGTAGGTTTTGCGGATATGCTACAGGTTACTCACCTAAAGATTCAGCAAGCTATAGCAAAGGCAAAGCCAGATGGATTGATTATAGACGTGGAGGGTTTAGAGGGGGTTGAGATAGGTAAAGGGGGTGAGCTACAACCGTTAGATCTTCACGATATATACGAGCAGACGGGTGTATTCTACTATAGGAGTAAAAACCCAGAAGGCGGTCATCAAAATCCTCCTATTAGGGAGATTGGAAACAGCATAAGGAATATCAATGAGCTTATAGGTCTGTACAATCATTACTTAAAATTAATTCGTGATACGACTGGGATAAACGAAGCTATGGATGCTTCCTCCCCTAAAGGTGACGCTTTGGTTGGTGTAAGAGAACAAGCGATTGCTGCTGGTAACAATGCTATATATGATATAACTAATGCTTCTATGATCCTTTACAAAAAGGTTTGTGAGGATATAGTCAAGTGTTTGCAGATAATACCAGAAAAGTCGGCTTTACGGAATATATATGAAAATGCTGTGGGGTCTGAAAACATGAAGGTTTTGGCTTCTTTTGGTGATCTACCGATGTATAATTTTGGCGTCCAGGTCCAGAAAGAAATGGAAAGCTCGGACAAGCAGTACTTAGAACAAAGTTTACAAATAGCGTTAGGCCAAAAAGAAATTGATCTTGAGGATGCTATGATGGTTAGGTCGATGAAAGATGTGAACCAAGCGGAAAGACTCCTTATGGTTAAACGCAAAAAAAGACAAAAGTCTCAGCAAGCTATTGCCCAGCAGAACTCTCAAATGCAGTCGGAGCAGGCTCAGGCGGCGTCACAGGCGGCGTCACAAGCCAAGCAGCAAGAGATGCAGATGGAAGCCCAGCTTGATGCTCAGAGAATACAGATAAAAGCCCAAGCCGAAATACAAGTAGCTCAAGCCCTGCATGAGTTGCACAAGGAGATAGAGGTTATTAAAGCTCAGGCTACTCTAGGGTTTAAGACTGACGATCAAGAGTTTAAAGAAAAGATAGAGGTTTTTAAAGAAAACCGTAAAGACGATAGGATTGTTAAGCAGGGTGAAGAGAAGAGAAAAACAACTCCTCAACCCCCAGCTGAAAGTCCAAACAATCAAGAGGTAATGAATACAACGCTTAATCAATAATTATGGCTAGTAAAGTTAATTTAGACGTATCAGAGAGGTTAGATATAACGTGCCGTAAAGGTGATACGTTTTCTCTTACGGTAACATTAAAAGACTCCACGGGAACGGTGATTACTTTAGCTACCTCCTCATATACTTTCCTTATGGAGGTATGGAGCACTTCCAGAACCGCAACCGCACCTGTTATAGGGAGCACCACCTCGGCCCCGACTGGCGACGCTTCTTTTGAGACTTTTGTAACAGATGACGTAGGTAATGTAACTATTTCAGCAACAGCGACTACGATGAAGACCGTTCCAGCGGGAGCATACAAGTATGATTTACAATACATGGTTGGGGATACGCACACAACTATCTTACACGGGTCTTTTGTAGTTAATGACGATGTGTCTAAACATTCTTAAAGGATGAGTTTGGCGGTTACTATATCAGCAGGAAACAGCATAACGGCTACGACAAATGACGGGAAGTCGGTTGGTTTTACCTCCAGTTCAACTTTAATTACGTACACCTCACCTGTAGCTCCTAGCCCTACTATAAATGAAAACGCAGCTGAAACAATAAACGTTACAGTAACTTAAAAGCATAACAGTAAATATGAAGAAACTATTATTCCTTTTATTCTTTTTACCAGTAACGGTATTTACTCAAAACAGTTGGGTTAAAGTGGAAATGCAACCTGATCAGTACGCAGGTGAAACATCATGGGAGATATATAACGCAGATGGGGATACCGTAGCGGTTAGCCCTGTGTATACCTCTAATGTTTACCAGGAAGACATTATCCCATTAGACGCGGGGTTCTATAATCTCGTTGTACATGACTCGTTTGGTGATGGAATATGCTGTGATTTTGGTAGTGGTTGGTTTGGAGTAAGCAATGATTGCGGATTAAGCAACTATGTATATGACTTCAATTCAGTGCAAGCGGTTGTAGCATTTACTTTAGACGAATGCCTTTTGCCTGTAGCTGGATGTATGGATCCTGAGGCATACAACTTCAATCCTGAAGCAACAATAGAAAGCCCTGTTTGTGAATACGAAGTAACATTTAGATTAGACCTAAATGGACCGCATCCACCAATAGAGATACCTGAGGTTAATGGTGAGTTTAATGGATGGTGTGGTAACTGCTGGGCTATGTCAGACAATAATACTGATGGAGAATGGCAATACAGCGCAATAATACCCGAAGGTACTTACTTGTGGAAATTCTCAGCTGATACCTGGCTACAACAAGAGTTGCCTGTCGGTGTGTCTGAGTCCCCTTGCTTTTTATTTGATGCTAACGGATATGTGAATAGAACCTTAGTCGTAGATGGAAACATTACGCTACCCCCGTTCTGCTGGGAATCGTGCTTGCCGTGTGGAGCTGTAGTAGGATGTACAAATCCTGAAGCTACTAACTGGAATCCCTGGGCTAACTTTGACGAAGGATGTAACGTTGTAGAATCTGCTGACTGTGGACTTGGCTTTACTGAAATCTCTGTAACTATAGTCCCAGACAATTACCCCGCAGAAACGAGCTGGAACTTAATAAACAACAGCTTAGGTACATACATATACCAAGTGCCTGTAGGAAACTATGCTAATGCTCCTGTAGGCATTCCAATTACAACTAACGTTTGCACACCAGTAGGCAGTTCTGTAACATTTGAACTTAACGATACATACGGTGACGGACTTAACGGAGCTTTATGGGGAGGTCAGGACGGTGGAGCAATGGTTGCAGCCTGCTCTGAAACTTTATTTCTATTAGAGCCTAGCATGGTTAATTTTAACTATGGTTTATCAGAAAGTTTCAACGCACCAATATGCGAGCAGATAGATGATGTGCTCGGATGTACAGACGAAAACTATGTAGAATACAACCCAGACGCTATAATCTCTATACCTACTATGTGTTTAACCGAGAAGGTTTATGGGTGTACAGATGAAGATTACTTTAACTACGACGAACTAGCCAACACCGAGGATCAAGTGGACTCATGTTTCTATACGCTTACGATAACAGACGGTGTAGGTGATGGATGGTTTGGTAGTTGGGTAGGCGTGCATCAAGATGGCTGGGTGTCACCTCAGTATCAGATGGGTCCTGATGACGGAGACGAACAATCTTTTGAGGTCTATCTTTCTTCCGAAGAAGAGATAGGGCTTTACTTCTTTACAACACCGCAGTCTCAGTTGTCTGCCGCGCAATGCGGGTTTATGCTTGAGGGGCCTACAGGAGATACGCTGCTACAGGTTGATCAGTGGGATGCGGTTCCATTCCCCTACACATACAGCGTTGCACCTTATTGTGGAAACAACTGTGAGCCATTTACGTATGGTTGTACTGACGAATCGGCTCAGAACTACAATGCTGACGCCAATACTAATGATAGTGAATGCTATTATTCTGCGGGGTGTATGCAGCCAGGCTATGTAGAATACTACAACCAGGGGTATGAGGCTGACTTTGACGACGGTAGTTGTAACGAGTTAGCTGTCTTCGGATGTATGGATGAGCTGGCTTTAAATTATGATCCAGAAGCTAACGTGGATATAGAAAGTTGTATTGAAGTAATACTTGATTGCACGGACCCTATTGCAGTGAATTACAACGAGTTAGCTAACACCCCTAATAATGAGTTGTGTTTATACGATGCGGGATGTATTGGTGAGCCTGGTGAGCCGTACTACTTAAATGATTCGTGTTACGCCTGGATTATTGATATAGACTCGTACTGTTGTGAGGTAGCTTGGGACGATGCGTGTGTTGATCTATATAGTTATTGTGAGCAGGGATGGCCTATGGGGGTCTCACAGGTTAATGATGGGCTTAGCGTCTACCCTAATCCAGTAAACAGTGTACTTAACATACAAACCTCTCTAGACGTACTTACAGAGGTGTATAACGCATTAGGTCATTTGATAGTATCAGGCACTAAAGAAAAGAGGATTGACCTGAGCGGGCTTCCTAGTGGGGTCTATCAGGTTGTTATAAACTATAACGGTAGGATTATTAATAAGAAGATTGTAAAGATATGAAGTACGTATTAGCCTTACTATTGTCTACGCTGTGTATTAGCACAAGCGCACAAGCCCTAAAGAAAACCTTTAAGTTCGCTACGTTCTATACAGCCTTTAGCGGTGGGAACTCCATAGCGGATGACAACGTATACTCTGTAACAGGCGGTCTCCAAACAGATGTTGTTGCGACCCCGTTTGACTATTCGTTTACGGCTGGGGTTCGTAAGATAGCTAGATTTGGGTATGAGAACCGTGCCAATGCATTCTATAACGGGACGGAAAGATCGTATAGCGATGCCGCTACGGTGGGTAAAGTAAAAGGCTTTGAGTTTTTATTCGAGGCGGACTGGCGTAGACAGCAAGGGACAAACTTCCTGGATCAAAATCATTTCCTAAGATACGTAGCTAAA